CGGATTGCTTCATGTACTACTAGCGAGAGCCTGTGCGGCCACAGGTTATCCTCACCTAGGTACCTACTGGGTTGGTAACCTAATGCATTTTAATATGGTACTCCGTACCAGAATCGAACTGGTCTTTCCGCCTTGAAAGGGCAGCGTCCTAACCGATAGACGAACGGAGCATATAAAACTACCACAAATTTTTAAAGAACATTTGATTGATTTCTCAATCGATAGAACGTATTCTACAGGAACCACCAAAAAAGTCAAGAACTATTTTTGGTATTTGTTGTTTTTATACAACTAATACTTTCGTATTATGGAGTACGTGACAGGAGTCGAACCTGCATGATGCGGATTTGCAATCCGCTCCCTAACCATTCGGGTCACACGTACATAAACTGGTGCCGATAAACGGAGTCGAACCGCTGACACATAGATTTTCAGTCTACTGCTCTACCACCTGAGCTATATCGACATTTGGGCAGAAGTAAGGGAATCGAACCCTTGATATCGGAATCACAACCCGAGGTTTTACCACTAAACTAACAACTGCATAAAAAACTGGTACCCTAGGAAGGACTCGAACCTTCAACATACTCCTTTTGAGAGAGGTGCGTCTACCAATTGCGCCACTAGGGTATTGGCGGAGAGTATCAGATTCGAACTGATGCACCCATTTCTGGATGACGGTTTAGCAAACCGCTGGTTTAACCACTCACCCAACCCTCCATAATTTGGCGGAAAGCAGAGGAGTCGAACCCCATCCCATTTCTGAGAACCTGGTTTTCAAGGCCAGTCGCAGGACCAACCCCGCTGCATTACTTTCCATATAGAAACACACTTCGGATACTGTACTAAACAGAAACTATCCACCACGGACTATTCCGTTGAAATGCGTTTTTATATGGCTGGGGTACCTTGAATCGAACAAGGACCTACGGATTCAAAGTCCGCAGCACTACCACTATGCTATACCCCAATAAACTACCACAAATTTTTAAAGAACAATTTTTTTGTAAGAACAAAAACAAAAAACCCTAGATTTTTTAGGTCTAGGGTTTTGTGTTTGTATTCTTTTGGACTATCTGTTAACTTCCATGTCCTCCACAAAACCCTGAGCCAGCTGCTGGTGTAATATCACTCCAATTAAATGAGCGATACTCTACTAGATGCTGCGATAAGGGTTTCAAACAGGATAACACGTTACTTCTCCAAAAAATTTAATGATTGTATTCTATACTATATATGCTCGATTGTCAAGCGGTTTTAAAATTATTTACTTTTTTTTGTTGTTTTTTTACAACAACTCTAGTGGATAGTCAATCCACTTAATTTTTTCATTCTGAATTGGTGCTTCAGGATTTGATACACCCTCAAAAATCTCCCATAATTTTTCTTTGATGGCGAACTTGGTAAACAAACCAGGTTCCATTCCATGCGCTTCAATTTCCCATGGTTGAATCCAATAATCAATATCATCGGAATTAACTCTTAGACCTCTCCATCGGGTCATCGCTTCATTAGTTTCACCATAAACATATTGTTTTACGTGAACCATTTCATGTGCCAAAGTTTTTAGAATATCTGTAGCACCAATACCTGGATGAATTTCAATTTCAAATTCTCTAGGTTTTCCACTTTCGTTATAATCCTCAACAGAGGCATAACCATACACATCCAAACTGTTATTGAATTTGACACGGACAAATATATTATCCAACATCTTTTCCGTCATCAATTCTTTTGCATAAAATTGGACCGCACGTTTCACAAACGGACGAAAACGTTCTTTATCAGGACAACCGACTATACTTAATCGCATATTTTTCTCCTTAGCAATCCACCGCTATTTATCGAAAAACACTATTGTAACAGGTTTTGGTTGTCTTGGCAAGCCCTATGCCTGCCGTTTTAATTTCATAATTTTTACGTGTTCCGGTTCAAATTTGGATGCAAGAAAATCTACCACTTTTTCAACATCAAATTCTCGACAACTGAACACATCTAGATAAAGGTCACCACTACTATCAACAAAATGGCCAACAATACTGGAAGTCTCAATCAACTGGATTGCAGTCCATCCAGCCAAGTCACCCTCACCAAAATGTACTAACTGAGTTTGGCCATATGGCACCATATTAATTTCACGCACCAAATCTTGTATAGTGGTTTTAATATATGCTGGGTCTGTAACTCTATCTTTTTTACAGGCTCTTACATCCAAAACTAAATGATATCCCCAAGTCATATTTGTTCTACCTTAACGTTACATTTCTTTAAAAAATCCAAACCAGTTGTATCTCTGTAGTTTTGACGATAATATACCGTATCAATACCAGCAGTATATATCTGTTTAGCACAATGTAAACAAGGTGCATGAGTTAAGAACATTTTTGAATCTACTCCAGTTTCATGCGACTTTGCTAACTTGGCAATTGCATTGGCTTCCGCATGAATCACTTCATCTTTGGTGACCAATCTATAACGTCTAAGGCCATCGTAAAATGGCCAACGGTCTTTAACTTCATCAGGATTTAACCAACCACCTGCATCCACATCCATGTATTCTTTGTTTTCACATTCATTACTCCAACGTGGTGGTGTTCCGTTATATCCAATAGAAATGATGCGGTCATCTTTTACGATAATCGCACCAACTTTTAATCTTACCGCTGTAGACAATTCAGAAAATCTGAATGCTACATCCATGTATGCATCAAGGAACCTTTTTTTCATCATCGTAGTCAATCACATTAATATATTCCATTTTCCTGGATTTAGGCCAACTCTTTAGATAGTCATTATCTTTATCAAAAAGTTCGAAATATTCCGCCTTAGTGAGTTCTCTCACAGAGGAAATATTTTCACCAATATGTTCTTGTGAGAATTCTTTAAAAGTTTCTTTCGATATTTCCATGGTATGTTCATCCATGGCATGAGATTCTTCTTTTGCTTCAATCACATAACGCATACGAAACATTGAAACAGCTTCGACTAAGTACAATTTCTTTTTCACTTTTTCACCTTTTCAAGATTATCTTTATTCATCCATTTTGCCGTAGTATCATTTGCACTTAACTTAACGGCGATAAACTCCACACCATCAATTTCTTTTGATGGCCAACTTGGAGAAGTATAAACAACATCCAGATTCAATCGATTTCTCATCTGGATAATTGTATCAGGTTTTGATTGTTTGAAAGATTTTTTCATAATGTAGTCAGTATAACATAAAAAAGAAAGGGGGTCAAGCCCCCTTTTGGTTATTTACCACTTTTTTCTGGAAAGTTTAATTGTTCCCATTCTTCGTCTGATACAGGCCACCAGTTATTCATTTGAATGTTCCTCTATAAATGATTTTATTATCATATTCTTTAGTCCAATATTCAACATCGTGAACACTTTGTGGATTTTTAGAATTTATATAATCTTCTATTTCCGAGGTTCTTTTTCTCATAATATTTTTAATGAGTTTAAAGACTACGGATTTCATTTATAAAGTTCCTTCGCCTGTTTGTAATGACCAGACCTAGCTAGTACTGCTGCAGCTCTTGCTTGCATGAGACTGTCAGTAAAGCTAACAACAACTCCCCAAGCTTTTTTAATTTGTTTCATCTGTTGCCTCTAGTAGTTTTGAAGATGACTTTTTGCTTTCCTTAGTTTCCTTAATTTCAATCTTCTTTGGTTTCTTGTGTTCAGGAATGATTCGCTCTAAGAATACTTTGAGCATACCATTCACCAAGTCCGCAGATTTGATTTCAATTTGGTCATTAAGTAAGAAGGTACGAGTGAAGTTACGGGTAGCAATACCTCTGTAAATCCAATCACCTTCATTATCATTATCATCAGCAGCACTACCTTTGACAATTAGTTTGTCATCAATGAATTCAATTTCAATTTCTGATTTTGAAAAACCTGCAACAGCAAGTTCGATAACATAACGGTTATCTTCAACTTTTTTAATGTTGTATGGAGGGTAATTAGGAATGTTTTTGGTTAAATCATCGTGCATCTTGGCGATGCGATTTAGTTGGTCATCAAAACCAACAAAGAATTTATCAAAATCTTTACCGAAAATAGGTTGCAATAATGTCATAGTAATCTCCTCTTACTTAGTAGCGAATGCTTTTTTTGGATCAACAGAGAATGCTGCCAAACCTACTGTAGTAAAAAAACTATTGGTTTCGGCCGCAACTTTGTGGGCAAAGTCTGCCTGTGCATCGATAAAAGTATTGAGGGGTTTACGTAGTTCTTCGTTAGGTACGAATGTAGTAACGAAAGTTTTCTTTGCGCCTTTGACGGAATCAATGGCATTGTCTATGAATTGAATCATATGGTTCTCCTATTAAGCGAGGTTAAAAAATGTGGACCCCATAGGGCGTCCACATCTATATTTATAACAGATTATATTACAAAAGTAAAGACTCCTGCGGTAATTAAGAGCAATATTGCCCAAATACCGAGTGCCTTATAGTATGTTTTGAGTGGTGTACCAAAGTATCGGTTACCAATCATCACACATTTGTGGGTAGGACTTAGTAAATAACCAGCATAATCAACGGCAAAGAACCACAAGAAGTACTGTGTACCAAATACTTGTGCCATCAATACCGCATATGCGATAAACTTACCAGAACTACCCATTAGGAAACTGACTATAAATCCTATTACAGTAATGAATAACATTCCCATTGGTGTTGCAGGATCAAATCCGACACCTTTGATGAATTCGTTGTATTCATTTACATGAGATTTAAAGAAGTTACCTAAGATGATGACGATTGCAACTGTTACAAGAACTTCCCAGTTAATGTATTGCAATAGTTTCTTTGGATTCCATTGTTGTGTAATGAACACATAATAGAGTGCCAAGAGGCCAAAAATTGCAAATATGTTGCTGTCACCACCAACGTAGATGTAAGTACCTAATGCAATAAACATAGGCAATACATTACGTATAACTGCGCTCATTTTAAAATTACCTGGTGTTATGTTTACTTCTTCATCTTTTACTTGTGACCAAATAAAGTATGAAATGAAAGCCAAACTAACAACAAGTAACGGTGCAATCATTCCAATAAACGCAGCATAGGTTAGACCAAACGCTGCGATAGGAAGAATCACAGTCTTTTCCAATGGCGACCACATATAGTAATGATGGGTTGCAAGATAGTCAATGATGCCTAACTTCTCCCGACCATTACCAGATTTTGGTGCCACAGTATCTAAAAGACCTGCCGAAACAGTAACTCTACCTTCGATAGGTAGGATACCACCGATTGCACTTAAAAGAACGACTACGAATTTATTAGAACGGAATGTATTTCTAACATAAGCAAACGCAGGGGCAAAGAGTTGATACTCTTTTGCTAGTCCAGCCGTCACCATTATGAAGAAAATCATCCATAGATAGCCAAGGCCATCTAACAGTTTCAAATAGTCCATATTTTTCCTTTCAAGTCATCTCCGCAAAATTGCGGACCATTATATATTAATATGTTTTTGTATTTGGTTTTTTACCAATGTTGTATTTTGGTACCAACTGCCATTCATCTTTTTCTTTGTGTGACAGGATTTTGACCTGTGATAGAAAGATGGGAGGTGGATTTTCAGCCTTGTTGGAGTCAACAAGTTTAATTAGATTCCAATCTTGCAATAATTTAGCAATAGCATTTCTCCGAGCCAAGTCATTGTCTGTTAGGTCGGTTTCTTTGCCATCCAATGCAAATAGTTCTTTGAAGTGAACAATGTAATATTTGCCTTGCTTATGTAGAATGTGGCAAGATTGGTACAGTATTTTTTCTTTTTTGGAAGCTACACCGATTCTGGTAAGGGTTTCTCTCACCTTTAAGAAATCATCCTTTTCGTTCAATGTAACTTCGATTAAATTGGATATCGAAATCATTATTTTATCATTCCGCCTTTTGTTGTTATAGTTATAATTTCAGAAATCTGTTCGTCATTCAATAGTCTTAAAGCCTCTTTGGCTTTTTCATTAGAGTAGCCAAAATACTTTTTGACTGCCTCTATATTCTTATCGACCTCAGACCTCTGCCAAGGTTGAAACTTACGTTTCATCGGTCTAATACTATTTAGAAAATATTGGTATTGCATATCCTTGTCAATACCAGAATGTAGATTCATTTCATTGGCGTATAGAACACAGTCTATATGATAAGACAACGCACGATTGACCACAAAAGGTGTATAGTCTTTCAGGTCAATATCGTCTTTGATAACACTTTTCTTTGTCTGTAGAATAGACGGAATAATCTCTTTAAACAAATCAGGCATATCAATTCACCAACATTCTAATAAGTCCAAAGGTATCAATAGTGGTTAACAGTATGTAGTTAGCCAACATCCCAAACGATTTCCTAGTATAAGCAGCCCAAGCATAGATAGCACAGCCAGTAATCCACACAGGATAAAGAGCCAAGAGGGGAGGGTTTGGTACGGTAAGTGCCATTGTAATGCTACACCCAATACTAATAGCCCAAGCAAGAAGCTCGGCAACAAAGCGAATACGATTAGAAGTCCAATCATCTTTTATCCATTCAAAAGTAGGTTTCAATAATTCATTCATTTCAAAATCCTGCAAGTTTCTTAATTCTTGGCAGGTCCATTTCGTGGTTACAGGCGGGTAGTTTTTGGTATTTTTTGTAGTAGTCAACCAGTAAATCAGTTTCTTTGTCTACGCACATTGCTGCAGGCAAAGGTAGATATGCCTGATAGACATAATCAAAATTGTCTTTCCCAAATACACTTAGAAAAGACCTACCACAACTATGGGCAACCAAAGGAGTTTTAGTTACTGTGACAACGAAATCTGCACGGCGACCCAACATGGCATTCCTAGAAACAGACCGACTTTGGCCAATGTATATAACTTCATCAGTCAAGAAATCTACAGTTTCAGGAACTTTATCTTTAAACAAACCATAAACATAACATCCAGGTTGTCTCTTTTTGAAACCCCAAGAAGGTGAATATTTTTCAGTCACCTTGTGCCATGTTGTCCACTTTTCCTCTACGTCTTGCCCTAGTAGAAATGATGAACTCATCCAATCAGTCTTTTGCAATTCAAAAGCTTTCTGAATGGTGTAGACAAACTTATCCACTTCAGTTAGTGATGACAAATTCTTTTCTAGTTGTTCTTCATTCAGTCCGTGGGCACCAGAAGCAAACACCAGATTTTTGATTAAGATTTGTTTTTCATTCATTTAATTACATTCTTTTTCAATATATTTGATTGCAGATTTTAACAATTTGGTATCGTCTTTAAAGAAACCTAAGGCCTTATTGCAATCGTGACATAACCAACCTCTAAATTCTCCAGTCTTATGGTCATGGTCTAAACACCAACCACCGTGTCTGTTACCTAAAAATTTTATTTCATCATAAGTTCTATGGCAAACTGGACAATTATAATCTGTATCAGGTTTAATGTGTTGTTTTTTAAGTTTTTCTCGGACTTTAGATTGTTTTTTTCCACACTCTCTACATTCAGACCTAGGATAGTTGCCATTAGCCTTAGCGAAAGATGACAAAGGTAATTCTTCTTTACACTTTGCACAAACTTTTGTTTTTTCTTTTTCTATTAAGTCACTAAAGAAATTCATTAAAGTCATTTAAACGCACATTCAACCATAATTTCTGTTAAACAAGCAATCGTATTAATCTCTTGGTCAGCAACAAAGGCTGATTGATATTGGTACTTTGCGAGAATCAAAACCAACTGTGGTACAGAATTAGGTTCCAATACTTCGTAAAGACCATCATACAATTTGCGGAATAGTTTAACTGGATCATTATCCAAATTATTGGTCACCCACTTGCGAGTGGATGTAAAGTCTTTTTCTTTTAAAGACTTGATGAGTGTGTTGATTTGAATATCTGAGATATGAGACAGTATGCCTTTGTCAATAACACCGGAGATTGAATAACGTTGTAGTTCATTTAGAATACGGCGATTATCTGGAAAATGTTTGGTGATAATATTGGCAACAACTTCTTTGTCATACTTAACATTCTCTTGTTGTAGAATCCATTCAACACGTTTGAAGAAGGCAGTTGCCATCTTTGCTTTATTACCATTGACTTTAAAATCAACAACAGAACAACGTGAATGTATTGGATCAATGATCCGATTCTTAAAGTTACAAGTAAAGATGAAAGAACAATTCTCCGCATACTCCTCGATTGCACCACGCAACGCAGGTTGAGTTGAATTAGGATTTAGATAGTCTGCTTCGTCTAGGATAATGACCTTGCGTCCACCCATAAGAGATACTGCCGAAGCATAGTTTTTGATTTTGTTTCTGAGAACATCAATACCCGATTCTTCTGAACCGTTGATAACGATATAGTCACATCCAACTTCTTCACACAAGGCCTTGGCGATGGTAGTCTTACCGACACCTGCCGTGCCAGACAAAAGAAGATTTGGAATTTCTTTTCTATTAACGTATTCTTGGAAAGTTGCCTTGATAGTATCAGGCAAAATACATTCTTCTACCGTTTTAGGACGATATTTTTCTACCCACAAAAGGTGTTCTGACATTCAAATTCTCCATAATATAATTAAATTTCATCGTGCCATTTAAAACCAAGAAGATGTTTGGCGATAAACAAATTTAGTATCACTAATACCGGTACCATTTTTAAGTTCTTCAATGCGGTGTTGTAATACACTAATTGCAGTATTAAAATATCCTGTACCACCTTCATTTGGTTTGTAGTAATACCGACTGAGTGTTTCCACTTCAGTCTCTAGTACAGCAATATATTCCTCACGGGTAATATCAAATACTTGCATCACTTCACCTCAACCATACTTTCGTATAATGCTTCAAATTCTTTTGATTCAGCCACTTCAGTCTGAAAAGAATTCTTGTGTTG